TCTTGATATAGAGTTTTTATTGCTGTGGCAGCTTTCTCGGCTTGGTCTTGCACAGTGACAAACGCCCCTTGTACTGCCATTAGCGCGGCAAATGTTTTTGCCCCGGAATCCGTAGTAAGATCTAAAGAATTGACCAGAAAGATAAACGCATCTTTGCTTTCAGGGACAGCAATGTTCATATCATGGAAAGCGTTTGTAACCTGTTTAGTTGCTCCGGCAGCAAGCATTACATTTTTATGATAATCAGTAAACATCCCACCGGTGACGTAATCGTTGACCGCTGTGTTGAATTTGTCCATCCCTCCCATTAGGGTGATTAAGGAATCGACCATTTTTGCGGTTGCAAAACTCCCCTGCAACTGAGTTCTACCAAGTGTAGCATATGTCACGTTGATTGTAACCATTGCATCGTTGTAGGCTTTCAGTTTAGCATAAGCGTCATCGTAAGCACCAACATTGTCTTTCAACCCTTCCACCGTGAGAGAAAGCCCCTGCAATGTGGTTGTCATCCATGCGGTTAATGCTTTTGCCCTGTCTTCTTCCGTGCCGCCTGAATTTATTAACGTAGGGGCGGCGTTATAGGAGGAAGTATCTACCGTTGTTCCGAGCGTCAGTGCCATGCGTCCAATATCGTTTATATACGGCTTTATTAGGTTAGACATGAACTTTTGAGCATCTGCATTATCTGTGTATGTTCTGCTATCACTGCTATGACTGAATAAACCCCCTGATGTGTGTACGTTAGTGTAATCTTGAGCGGTTATAGTTCCGTTTTGCACACCGAGCATTTCACCGGCTGTTGTCGACTTGGAACCGCCGAAAATAGCGTTACCTATTTGACTAAGAAAACCGGAATTTTGTGGCTTGTTGAGACCCATCATCGGGAAGTTGGCTGCCAGTGCTTGTCCTGCGCCGCCCTCTTTGAACAGTGCATTTAACGAATCTATACTTTTCGATAACCTGCCTAGACCTACTGCCACGTTGTCCATTGACTTAGTTTGCTCTACCATCTGCGTGTATGAAATGCTGTCTTGTGCGCTAACCATTGGTTTCGCTATGTTGCCTAGACCTGACCCGCTACTACTTGCACCGCCTGCCGCGTATGAACCGGAAGGAGCGGTAACAGATCCACCGCCACCGAATGAAGTTGAAGCAATAGTTGCTATCTGAATAGCTCCGGTTGCGGCTGCTAATGCGGCTGCTGCTATGCTCATTGGATACGGGACTGTTGCTAAGGCGTTCATTACTGCGGCGGCGGTATTCATTACGGCTGCCGCTAATGAAAGTGCTTTAGCCGATTCAAATCCAGCGCGTGATGATTTGTCCTGTGTGGCTGCAAGCGCGGTGAACATCTGCCCTGCCATGCCAGTGTATTGTGATGCTGCGTTTAGTTGAGATTTAAAACCCTCTAGGGCTATACCGGTGCTGCCCTTTTCATATTTATCACGTTCAAGATTGGAGGCTTTGTATGCCTTATCATTAGCGGCGCGGATCTCTGCTTCGGTTGCGCCGTTTCTCTTCAATGCCACTTCTTCCTTGACACGTCTTTCTTCTATCTGCGCTATTTGTGTATTATGAGCAGCGGTAAATTGTGCCTGCTGATTAGCTATTTTCGCTGCAATAGAATCAAACCCGCCTGCGTCGTTAGTGCCTACCATTGATGCTGCTGTAGCTGCATTCTGCTGATCCATCGCGGCCATCTGCTGTTTTAATGCTATCCATTTATTGTATGCGAGATTCTCCAGATTGATAGCGTCGACTTGTTTTAAAATCTCTACCGTTTCAGTATTCTTATATTTCAAACCGAGTTCTTCAATGGCAATCTGCTTTTTTGCAGCACCAATGCTATCGCCTTGCGCGGACATAAGGGCCTGCTGCGCGGATAGGAGCTGTTTGGCGCGCTCGATGTCTGCTTTTGAACTGTCTATACCTGTCTCTACACCGACTCTATCGATTTTGGCTTGCAAATCTAAACCCACTGTCAGTGCCTCGTTAAGTTGCTTTCGTGCCGCCACATATTTTATAGTTTTGTCTGAATAATCATCACTATCTCTCCCGCCGGTGATAGTTTTACTTTTTTGCATCTCTTCAATTAATTTATTATTACGTTCTATTTCCCGCTGAAAAACTCCCTTTTCAGTAGCCTCTTTTTGATTATAATAATCATGGTCGGAGATTAACCCCTGATCGTGTTGCCATTTCAGTGTTTCAAGCTGCGCTGCTGCTTTGATTTTATAGCCAGCATCTTGCCATTCCCAATATGATTTATCCAGAGCCCTCCTACCATCATCTGCTGCTTTCATTTTGTTGAAGTCTGTAACGTATGTATCAGCTACTGCTGCTTTGCGGGCGGCTTCGGCGGCAAGACGGTCTTTTTCTCTTTGTTGACCGGCTAGCATGGCTGCTTTGTCGTTAACATATGGATCGGCAACACCACTCGGGTCAGCGGGATGCGCTAAACTTCCAGATAGTGCTGCCGCCCTTGCCGCTGCCATTGCTGCATATTTTTCAGTTATCGCCTTTAATTTCGCCTGTTGTTTTTCCTCATCTCCAAATGGGTTTACTGTGGCCTTGAATCTCTCATATGCTTCACATGCCAGATCCCATCCCGTTATAAGCCCATGAACCATATAAACTCCGGCTTTCCGAACAACATCAAACTTATCACTGAGGACTTTCCCTATTTCCCACCCCAGCATTAAAGCACCCAGAATGCTGAGAGCGGCTTTTAATGATAATACGCTTATAGTTGTTACGTCGGCGGCGGTTCCAGTTAATACCAGTTGCATCCGCATGGCCGCCAGTGCACCAGAAAACATACCTGCGCCGGCGGCAAATCCACCAGTAACTGCTGTGGCTAGAACCATTGCCACTGTATATGTGGCGAGGAAAGCGGCTGCGAATTTAAGACCGTCTGCAAAATCACTGATAACCATTTTTGCTGCGGTCATTTCTGCTGTGTTGTCTCGTACCCACTTCATACCATCAGACACGATATGATAAAATGCGGTTGCAGCTACGGTCAGCTCAGGTAAGAACAGATTACCGAGGGCGAGCTTCATTTCCTCGATCGGTCGCTTGCTAGATGATATTTGTTTTGCGGCTAGATCTATGGATTTAGAATATAGCAACATCAACGGTTCAGTGTTTTTGAGCACGTCATTTAGGATGAGTAATTTACGGGCATGGCCGTCTACCTCCGATGATGCTTCACCTGTGGCTAGTTTGTTGTCCATTAGGCTTTGACGCATCATCACGTTAATACCTAATGTATGAAGTTCCATAGTATTACCGGTGACGATAGATCTAATCATTTTGTCAAGAGCTTGTGACGATGATATCGTTTCTCCGGTCATCATGCCGTAACTGATAGCTGCGCCCTGTGCTGCTGTGCCAAGTTTATTGAGTGATTCGAGAGGTAACCCTGATTTGATAAACTGCGCGGTTGCGTTGGTAGCTGAGTTGGTTGTGATATTGATGTCACGTAGAGCGTCGCGGTATTTCATCGCTTTTTCCGAGGTCATGCCCATCGTGTTAGCGATAACAGAAAGTGCCCTATTTGCCTGTTCCACATTTGCGGCAAACATGATTGCATCACCGGCACTCTTTGCGAGTTCAAATGCACCAAACGCGGCAGCGGCGTTCATCAATGCTGATTGCAAGGAACCGAGGGAATATCCGAGTTTACCTATTACGCTAGTTAATGAATTTGATTGACCTTCGGTTTTAGCACCTGCGGTTGTGACTTTATCGAAACCAGCAGATAGCGATGTTGCGCCCGCTTCGGCCTTAGCACCTGCGGTTGTTAGCCTATCGAGACCGGTTGACGCTGCGTCAACGCCGGTGGTAGTTATCTGGATGCCCAAAGTTGCAATATCTGTCGCCATCCGGCCTCCTCTCTACGGTTTCTTTTTAGGCTTATCTTGGTCTTCCATAATGCTAGTAATCTGTGCCGAATCAATAGCCCTGATTGCAGCCACTTCCCACGGTGCCGGATGATTGCCGGTCAAATGTGACCACGCCTCAATCTCTTGGTGGGTGATAGGATTGATACTCATGCCATTCTGCCGCGTGCTGCTGAGTTCGTGAAACCATCCCCAGACATGGCCGGTGTATTCCGGTATCGGGAGATCGTACTTTTGCAACACATCCGAAACGTAGCCGGATAACTCAAACTGTTCTTCGGAGGCTCGAAGTGTTGTCTCCGAGCCTCCAGTTTTCTTATTCAGCTTGAACTGCCCTTCGGCGTATTCGACAAGCTCGGCGATTAAGCCTTGATAAAAAGTTTCCGATCCAAAAAATCACTCTTGACCTGTTCGTAAAACGCCGGCACTTTTGAGAAGATATCGGCAACGTCCGTGATTGCAACACCCTTACTATCCACCAGGCCATCAATCGACTTGGTGATTTTTAGAATCTTTTTCAACTCAATGCGTTCAGACTGTTCCGATGTCACTTTGCCTCGGTTTTTGCGGGAGATATCGATGTAAGCGGCCTGCGCTTCCGATGTCGCTGATCTGCCCTTTTCGCTGTCTAGCCCATAAATAGTGGCGGTTACTCCGCTTGGTTCGTCTGTCGCGGGGTTGATTAGTTCAACCACGCCGGTGTCGCTCTGTGAAACCTTGTCGATACAAAAACCTTTTTCCGTTGCCATGTGCGGTATTTCCTTTCGGTGTTGCGAAATTCCAAACGCATTGTGATGCGTAATGGTCAAAAAATCCCCTGCCGCTGGGAGGACAACAGCAGGGGCAATGTTCTATGGTGTTCTGGTAATCATCAAACTCGAAAGATCGCCGGCGTTGTAGGTCGCCTGGTATGGGAGTGTTATGGATAGTTCCGTATCAGGACTGTCGGTAGTGGCTGCTGTGAATTTCACAGAGGACATGTCGAACTGATAAGTTTTAGTTACGGATCCGAGAACATACGAAATATCAACTGTTGTGCCAGCAAGGAAAAGAGCTTTTAACGCAGGGCTGATAAAGCGTGCCGTCATAGTACCTGTAACAGATACTACGCCCAGGCTGATCTGCTGCGTGGTAGGGTCAAACAATACCTCAGACGCTTTGGCAGTCTGAGAGACTTTTGTGTCAATTCCTGTGATGATTGCCAGTGGGGAGCCGTTTAAATTCAACGTACCTGTGAACGAGTCGAATACTGGGTTAGTGTTTATCGCTGTCGCCGTGCCGAGCGTTTTGCTGATTATCAGATTTGTCTGGCTAACTGCATCCAGCGTGTATGTTGCTGCGGCAAAAGTCAATGTTAGTGCTGCTACTGCTGTTATAACTGCGGTCTTATTATTAGCTAGCGTTATAGCTCCTGTGGTGGTTACGCTGTCTCCTATTGCGTATCCGTCGGTTATGAATGAACCTGCGGCACGGGCAATAGTGGCATCGGTGAAGGTCAACGCACCGGTGTTAGTCAGGTTGTACGCTGTCTGGATGCATTTCTGGTCTTTGAATTGGTACGTGAACGAACCTGTAACGATAGCTCCGGGCTTAACGGAGATATCCATATCGGTCATCACAACGCCGGTGTTAATCTCATTGGTGTTGATATCCGGCCACTGCTGCTCCATCGTGAAAGAGCGTTTGTTGTTTCCAATTTTGAGGACATTACCGCCGCTCCATGACTGGGTACCGCCCATTACTGCGGAGAGGAAATCGTCGAAACTTCCATAAGACAATTCAAACGGGATCGAACCAGACCCGCTACGGTTGCCGTAGCCCATAGACATTACCTGTCGAACACTGTTCATCTCTTTCGATTGGAAAGTGGCGCGTTTCAGGTCGAATTTAGAACCGAGATTAGCGCGGATGATCTTCATTGCGGGGGATGCGGGGGTTATTCCAAAGCCAGATTCTTCTACATAGTTGATCTGGCTGTTTGCTCCTACTGCGGCCAATAATGCCATGATAATTCTCCCTCGGAACGCTTCACAGCGTGCCTGTTAAAAGTTTCGGTACTGTCTCGCGACGTTCCGTTGGTATTATTTAGATAGTTTCCAAAGTCCCGAATCCAGATAGTCCTGCACATTCTCCGGATCTACGTGATTGATACGGCCATCTTCATCACGGATCATCTTTGTGGTTCCGGCGGGTTCGTATGATTCAATAGTGTCTGTGACGAGTTCCATGTTTTTTTCGTCCATTGTTTATCCCCTTTAATTTGCGGCTGTAGTGACATATCGGATTGTAATAGGCAAATGTTGCCAATCAGTTTCTTGTAACACTGGCGCAGAATACGCCTTTTGGCATGATACGATTAACCCGCCATAACTGACTGTAGTACCTCGCCTGAAATAGTCACATAGCGCACCTGCCAGCGTGTTGATTGCCGCAATACCGCTGCCCGTTGGAGCAAATATACTGATCTGGAAAACGCCTGTATATCTGTTTGCGCCTGCTGTGCCTATTTCTACTTGTATCGGTTCGCCTGGTAGCAAGTACGGTGCGATATACGTTGTTCCTATTGTTGGTGTATAAGCCACATTTTCCCACGCCACCGGAGGGAGTGAGGGAAACAATAATAGCCGTGTAACGAATGCGGCGCGTATGGATACGATAGGGTCACTCATTTAATTACCGCCTCCGCTGCGCCGTTCTGCATCTCCGCCACCGTTATACGCACCATGCCTGCGGGTGCTTGTTTACTGTGACCGTTTTCAAGAGCTATTG